ATGTCCACGATCTGCTTTTTCTGTTCATCGCTTACGGAGGCCAGCGCACCGCCGGCGTTGACCTTCTCGATATGCTCAAAATTTGGCACATGGTCAGCAATCCGAACATTGGCTAGTCCGGCTAGCTGCCTAGCTCTAGCCTCAGGATTCTTGTATGTCGGTGGTTTGCGTTTAGGTTTGGGTTTCATTCTATTTCCTGTATGCCTCCCATGTTTTCGGGTTCTCCGGCGGTCAAGCTACACAACTCACCAAACGCTGAATCTCGGATAGCCTGTAGTTGCAGGTGAAGTTTATCTGCTCGGAAGGCAATCTTGAGATGAAACTTGCGCTCAAGTTCAAGTACAGCCTTGGCTTCTGCTAACTCGGCCTTAAGTCGGTCAATCTCACGCTCGGCCTCAAGTAAGATGATCTCTGTTGCTACTGTTTCTTCTGCGTTCATTTATTCTCCTTTGCTGCTGCAATAAGTTTGTCTGCTGCTGCTAAAGCCCATCCTGTTAATTTAGCGTCTTGCTCCACAGACCGATCTGCCCAACCGTGAGCCATCAACATTGCCGCTATCTCAAGGCGTGAGGGTTCTGGGCGGCGCGTAAAGGTAAATTCATTGTGCGCTCTCTCTTCGTTGCGCTGTTTTACTAAGTCAGCAACGGTCTTGTTCCGTTCTCGGATAACCTCAGTTAGCTCCTGCTTCCACCCCTCGGCCTCGGCTCGGGCGGCGTCGCGTTCTAGCTGCAATTTTTGGTGCTGCTGTTGATACCATTCAGCCCGTTCTAATAATTCAGATTCTTTTGTTTTCATTGCGCCTCCTCCCATTTGCCCAGCGTGCGCAAAAACGCTTCTGCCCTATATGCTGCTGTTGCGCTATATGGCATCCATCTGCCATAAGTGTTGTCGATCTCGCACGCCATGTCGTACATGTAAGTTTGATATTCTCGCACCTGCTTTTTGGTTAAGACTTTCTCCGCCTCATGCATCGCGTTGAGATCTGCGCAGTAGTCAGGGACATAAAATCCAATATGAGTTGAACTATTTTCATATGGTTTTTTTCCGGTAAATTTTCCGTTGCGCTCTTGTTTAATTTGCGTCCACCCGCACGCCTCAGCGATGGCCGCGTTGATCTGTTCGTTGGTCATTTGTTTTTTTCCTCCTCGCGTTCAATCGCCCGGTAAATCTCGCCCGCTTTAAGCTCGTACACAACCGCTAGAAGCCGTAACACGCACAGCAATGTGGTGTCTTCTTCTGGTTTAGCAAAATCCTCTACATAAGAGGCAATTTGACTTAGCATTAAGCTGTGGTTTTCGTTGTTCATATTTTCGTTAAGCATCAAGAAATGATGCAGTCCTCCCGTTGAATTTCAATGTTGTCTGCACTCCACAAGGGCCGTTACGTTGGTATGGAATTCCGATTGTACGAGTCTCGCCAGCTTCCTCGTCCATCTTGATAGCCATAATACACGTTGCATCCTGTTGAATCGCTCGTGACTCACGGGCCTTACCCTGCTCGTTAAGCTGGGTGATACCGATCACCAAGCACTTAAGTTCAAGGCCAAGCAGCCGCAACCCACGGCTAACCTCGGCAACCTCACGCTCCCGAGTGCCTTCACGACCTAGCTCGCACCGCACTAGCTGTATGTAATCCACAAGGAGGATCTTGAGTCCCCCTTCGGACTTAGCCATAGCGCGAGCAGTGGCAATGATGCTTGCAATGTCGTGTAAGTCGTCACGGATGACGATGTTCGTGTTACTCAGGATGCTCAGAGCTTTTTGGACTCCTCGCATCTGAGGTTCCAACTTAATCCCCTCAGATAAACTACGGAGACAGATGTTGCCAATCTTGGCTACCATCCGGTCAATAATCTGACTGGCTGGCATTTCCAGCGATACCACAAGTATTCCTGGCTTCATTACTTTTTAGCAGCTAATTCCAGCTTCAATTTGATGATCTCTTGCTCTAAGTCGCAGATCTTCTGCTTCAATTCTTTAAGTACCTTTAGGCTTGCCATTGTTTTTTGTTGTTTCTTTTGAGTTATATGTTCTTTGTCCTGTGTATGGTACACACGTTAGGTCTACTCTAATTATGTCGGTAGATTGATTGATGGAAAGTCTGGATATTTCTTCCAGAAACTCCATACATGTTTCCTTGTCTCCAACAAGGGCTAAGTCTTGGGTGATCTTAGGGCGCGGAAGCTTAACGCTATCGTCAATCACTTCCGTGCGCCTAAGTACTGCATACGCTTTAGGAATTGCCATTACCAAGAGCGGGGCAAAATCAACTTCATCTCTGGCAACCCAGGCCAAACGTCCTCACTCTGGCACTTCTTGAAGTACGTCAAGTCTTCTTCAATTCTATCATTAGCCTGTTCCAGCAACTCAGTGCTACAGCGCATGAACTGCACCAAGTGCGGAGCCTCTGTATCGACCACAAGGAACCAGAACGCTGGCATCTCCTCAAGGTTCATGGCAATCTTTGCCCCACGCTGATACCAAGCGGCTTGAACGTCATATCGGAAGCGATAGAAACTACTATCAAAATTCCGAATGTCGTTTGTAGTTTTCAAATCGATGATTGCTAACTCACCGTTGATTTCACCGATAAGATCGGGTCTACCCTTGCAGTGAATGCCCTTACGCTGCCAGAACAAGGACATTTCAACATCCGCAGTAAAGTCAGCTTTTACCTTCCCAAGCAACGGAAGCGCAGACTCATAACAGCCCTTAATCACCGCAGCTTCATCGTCGTTGATGATTGTCATTCCGATGTTATCCTCGCAGAAGGCTTGCCACTCGGCCTTGCCGTCCTTGGTGCGGCGATCAACCTGCGGGCCAACTGCAAACTCCTTACGCCCCTCTAGCACGAGCGCATGGATGAGTGTGCCCATCTCCATTGAGCGAGACGGCTTCCACTCCTGCTGCTTTCGATGCAGGTAGTAGCTGGGAGCAACCGTAAAGTTGTCCAGCTCGTGCTTACTGAGTCCAAGCTGTCCTCGGTACTCGGCCATTGGCATGTTTCTATATATCATAATGTTATCTATTGTGTTGTTTGGTGATTTCTAGCACTTTGTCTCGCAACTCTTGGATCGTTCCAATGTTGTCTACAGTGTAATCGGCAACTATGTCGGATTGCTTTAGCTCTGATTCGTGTTTTTCTGCAATTATTTCTGGGCGGTTGATTCGGATAATGATTCCACCCCTGTTTCTGACATACTCAGCTTCGTTCTGGAACCTGACATCTGTCCAGACTCGTGGCCATAACTCGCGGTACTTCAACTGCATGCGCATGGTATTTTGCACGCGATCAATCCAGAAGTTCGGATTGTACTCTCTAGCTGCCATGCCCAGATTCTGTAGCAATTTCCTGCCTTTTGCGTCCTTAATCCCATTCCAGCCAAACTCAAGGGCCAGCAGTTTTAAGTGATCCGCAAACGCTTCTCTAAGCCAACCATTAGCGACTAGGCCAATAGCTGCCGTATCCTTGCCGCTTCCAGCAAGGCCAATCAAGCCAACATCTATTTTCATGTTTATTTTCCAATTTTTGTGTAACTCATGCGGGCTCATGCAAATGTAATTTGTAATTTGTCGCGTTGTTGCCTGCAAGTATATGGGGTTAACAAATCCGTGCGTGGTTGTGGATTTTTTCTTGCCCACAGTTCCAAGCCTATGGTTTGATCCCTACTTCCGCGATTCCAACCCGTGCCGTCACAGCTTTCAATCCCCAAAGATTCAAGGTAATCCAACTTTGAAGGACTGTTGACCCTGAGAACATGGACTCGCGGAAACTCTTTTGCCCACATTTCTACCGTTTCCCATTTCCATTCGGTAGTGCCACCAACGCAAATAACCTCTGGATTCAATTCACGAGCTGCCTCTGCCGTCATCCCGTTTTGCACTGCTAGTGCTAACGGAAATGGAATTTCAGCTTTGAATTGGTGATAACGCTCAATGGTTTTTTGACCATTACCAATCCAATCAGGCACAATCGCCCACAATGGTTTCTGCTCTTGTGTTTGCGCCCAAAAGATCATCCTATGCCATGCGTTGATATCCCATTTCGATTCGTTCCAGATGTTGTTACTCTGATCCCATGCACTAAATGCGCCATTATCTAACGCATAAGGCATCCAAGGCCACGGGCCACGTTCTGCGCCTGGACTAAACAAGTGCCCAATGCGTCCTGTTTCTCTAGCAAGGCAATGCCAGAACCAACCAGTCGCGTTTGCTGGCATTACATTCATGGATTACGTTCAAATGCTGCACAGCCAACTACAGAACCGTTGTTGTCGCGCAATAGCTTTGCGGGAGACAGCAAATCCTTCCGGTGTGGTGCTGACAAACGCACGATAGCGGCACAGATAAAGTACACTCCCTTTTCAGGTGGGGGCAAGTGTGTAGCTTCCGTAACGGTTGACACAAGGATTGGAATGCCGTCGATTAATTCAACCTGGCTCTGCACGCTGTTTATGCGAGAGACATATCCTGTTGGCTCAATGGTTTTTCCGTGGACGTTGATACGATGTGGGGTGAGGTTGATAAGTTGCATATTATGTTACAGATGATGTTGAGTGCCAGCATGGTTTTGCCGGACTTTGTTTCGCCGCCGATGACCAAGAAGTCACCGTAGCGGATTGGGGTTAGATTGTCTAATTTGTTGTAGCCTGTTCTGATTCGTTCTGTGTGATCGTCTCCTGTTTCGTACCGTGTAATGGCTTCCATCAGGAGTTTCTTCGTATCCATCGGAGACGGTGGAGCCAACTCATGGCTCAACGAATCTGCCTGCATGGATATGTCTGATAGCAACTGAGCGGTGCTAATCTGCGTGTCGCCAATGTCCATGTTAGCCTGTGCTAACACTGCCATCAATGTCCTACGCTTTGCAACAGACCGCACTGTTTGGATATACTCCGGCAGTGCGCCCTTAATCGGCATGAGCGTGTATATGTCCGACAGTTCGTGAAACTGTGTATCTGGCAAGCGTTCGCGTACCTTTTCAAATACGATGCGAATGTCACACTCGGAACTACGAGAAGCCTGGGACAACACCACTTCAACAACCGCCTTACTAAGTGGGTGAAAGATGTCGAGTGAGGAGAACCTTTTCTCAGCGGTCACCTTCACAAATTCATCGGGGTGGTTAACCGCAATGCTGGCTATGCCCTTCTCGGTCTCAGTTGCAAGTGGAACCTTGGACAAGTCAACATCCGCCTTACCAACCCTGCGAGTTTTCTGTTCCATTTGACAATAATGAGTCCGATTTTTGAACTTTCGATTCCTTAATTGGGGTGCGTTTCATGCCTGCTTCACGACATAACCAAGCATTAAGAAACCGCCCCATTCCACGTTGAGTTTTACGATTAGTTGGATTAGCAACTAACCATGAGCGAGCCTTCAAAAACTCTCTAGTTGTATGCTCTTCTCCAAATGCTAAAACAAAATCACGGGTTAGCTGCATGGGCGGTACATAAATACCATTCTCGCAAGGAAACTGAAATAAGTCCAAAGCGGTGTCGATACTATGATCAAGATCATAAATTCTCTCAGGTTTTTCTTCCTCCTTCCCCTCCACCTCCCCTTCTCCCCCCTTGCAACCCCTCTCTTCCCCTCCTACCTCCCCTTCCTCCATCTTTTCCCCGGTATCGCTCGCGAGGATTGCAGGATCAATTCCCTGTGCTAAGAGCATTTCTTGTACTGACTTATACCGTTTTCCTGACGGCAACAAGTCCGAAGGTAAGAACGCCTCACCAAAACAATCAACCCTCGAAACCTGATCATCGTTGCTACAGGATGGCTCGGCTTCTTGAGCCCTAGCTGCCGTTTCTACTGGGGTATCATAGCTATCCGGATAGACCACAGCAGACAGGGCTTTGTGGAGGCGATTTTCAAGCGTTACTTCGTCCACCTCTGGGATGTCTAAGCTGACTGTAGTTCCTGCCTTTGTTGTTATTGTAAGTTTTATCATATTAAGCTTTATTTTGTGGATTCGATCTTTCTTGTGAATATAAACTGATTTAGGCTGCAAGCGTTTAACTGCTAATTCTGGAGGAAAGCCAGCATATATTAAATGTGGAATAATACTCATCCACTCCGGTTGTTCTGGCCAAGGCAATTCTGGATCTGGCCAGATTAACCATTCATCAAATAGTTTAGTGCAGTTCCTAACTAAACGTGTTGCAAAGTAATCCCACCAGATGATGCGGGCAACTATCGCCTGATAGTCTCCAGGGATTTTGCGGATGCGCTCCACGGCTTGGGCGTCAGTAAGCTTGTATGCAAATGACAATTTTAGTTTCATAATTTAGGTTTAAGTTGCGCGTTAATCTCGATGACGCGCCCCACCGTTTATCCCCTGCGGCTTCGTCTCGCCACAAGATTTGTTAACGCAAGGGAAAAGTGTTACTTCAAGCCATCCATGCCATCACGGAGCAACTTAAAAAAGAGTTCAGGAGACATAGTGACTCTCCAAGGAAGACGATCTCGCTTGTGAGCGATCACCCAATCCTTATTGTCGCCGGCATCCCGTGATGCCTGGGCTATGGCAGTCTCCAAATTTAATGCCTGCACACACTTTACCTCAAAGTGAATGCCGCTTAGTTCTTCGCAGATTACGTCTGGGCTATCTGTTCCCCCCGCAAACTGCTGGCCGCGCCTTGCGGTGAAACCAGCGTTACGGAGTTCATCACGCCACATACGCTCTCCACGAGCACCTTTTTGGCGTTGGTTCATTGATTGAATGCGACTGTGTACAAAATAACGAGGCACACCAGTGCGATGCAGATGTCCTCAATCATATTACCAGCCGTGCTCAGATTCAAACTCGTCCTTAGCGGGAGTGACAAACGGGATCTCGTCAACCTCAAGCTCCAACGGCTTTGCCTGTGAAGCAGGAAAGGCATTCGCCAAGTTCTGCTTATCGGCACTGATGAACAGCGTAGACACAACAGCCTGGAAGTGGTCTTGGGTCAACTCGTGCTGTGAGCGAATCCAGTCTGCCGCTTTCACGCACTCAACATATAGTTGCGCCTTCTGAAACAATGTGCGCTTGGCGTCTGCAACAGATCCCGCAGACTTGGCAATCTGAGCGTTGGCCTTAACCGCACCAGAATACTCCTCAAAAGCGTTCTTAGCTTGATCGTAGATTGCTGCCTTTTCCGAGATGTCTAGCTCGTTCTTGCCGGAGTGAGTGGACAACTTAACCTTCAAGCCTTGCAGCCCTTTGGCTCCACCTTGGGACTTGATAGTGATTGTTTGACCACACATGGCTTTGATGTCTTCGTTCGTCCAGAAGCTTGCACGGATCTCACCCGTAGCATCTGTAAGAATTGCAGCCTGTACCCGCCAAGGGCCGTACTTACCTTGTCCTGTTTTTGCATCAAATGCCGCCTTAACTTTCACTACCATCTCGCCAATGATGGAACCATCTGCGAGGTTTTCAATGTCCTGAATTTTAGCAACTTTCATTTTCTGTATCGTATTGTAACTACTTTGCCAAGCCACCAGAGCATTCCGGCGAGCAACTTGGCGAGCACATTCGACCCAGTTTCCGATTGCTCGTCAACTACTTTTTTCTGCGTGCTGCTGTTTCTTTTGCAGCTGCTTCTTTTTGAACAGCATACGCAATGGCAACTGCCTGCTTCTGTGGCTTGCCAGCACCGATTTCTGCTTTTAAGTTCTGGGTAAAAGCCTTGTCTGAGGAAGATTTTTTAAGGGGCATATCAATCAATGGCTACAATCCGAGTTTTTGGTTTCTTGAGTCGTTCTTGTGATGCTTTCTTTTTTGCACGCATTAAAGCATCTTGATAGCTATCTGATACTGCATCAACTGCTTGCCTTCCAATAGACCACACTTTGAATTTGCCTGATTGGGTAAACTGAATAACGTGCGTTTTGGGAATTTGCGAATCATCCAGTGCTGTTGCAACTCCTTCAACCTTAGTATCAACTGGAGGAGCAGATTTTTGCTCTGGTGCTTTTTTGTTTGGAAGTGTGTACGTTGAAGGTTCCGATACACCTGCTTGCTTTAACGCGGCTTCATACATGCCAGCTTTGCTGCCAGCTAGTTCTTTTAGAAAGCCTTGAACCGCTTCAGTTTTGATTGCCACTGCTCGGAACGGCTTGGTCTTTTGTGAAATTAAATCTGTCACATTTGGTCTTGTTGTCGGAGAAGTCTGCGCGGTTACAACAACTTCAGCCTTGGGACTAGGTGCATATGTTTGTAAGCCAGTAAGATCTTGCAAGGACTTAAGCGTTGTGCCAGGTTTTACAACTTGACTTGGCCGAACTTCAGCCGACTTGCCAACTGGCGGCTTATATCCAGAAGCCTCGGTGACAGCTTCTAATTCTGCTTGAGACATTTGTGTGCGTTCAGACCTAGGTTTTTTCCCAGTTCTAGGAGCAAACGATTCAGGATCATACACTGGAGGTCTGTCTTCTGCTTGCCATGCAGCAGATTCTTCACGGATGGTTTGCGCCATCCTTCTACGTGCGCGCATTTTGCTTTGAGCCTTGCGATCAATGTCAGTGCGCAGCTCTTTGGCTTCAACCCATGTTGGAAGAGCCCCACCTGATTCCTCCTGCCTCCCACGCAACATGGCATCGTGCGCTGCCCGCAGTTCCTTAAATGCCGTGCCATTACGAATGTCGCTGTACAGGATGTGTTGCTGGAGTCGTTTCTTTTCTTCTGGCGTGTACCTTTGGTAGCCTTCTGTATCTGGAGAGAAGCGAACATTTTGACCTCCAGAAGATGGTCTGGTTGCGTCAACAAGAGCAATAAACTCGTTGTTTATTTTGTCTGCAGCCAGATCACGTTCTGTCTTAGAAAATACATTTGTGATTGAATCATAGACCTGAGTTGACTTTTTAAGAGCATCAGCATTTGAAATTTTGCCTTCAAACTTTTGGACAATTTTGTCAGTAAGTTCTGACATTTCTCGTCCAATTTTCATTGAAGAGGTCTCTCGTCCTTCTATTGTGGGAAATAAATCAAGAGATATTCCAAATGATTTTTTTCCTTGGACTTGATGTTCAAGTTCACCTAACTTAAATAGATCAGTAAGTTCAGGATATGCCTTACTTATAGACTGTTGCATTTCCCTATAGAGGGCAGGAGCGCGACCGTCCTCCCCGTAGAACGGAAATTTATTTTTGTCGATCTTGATGCCAGCGTTTTCTTGAATAACATCAACAGCATTATTAAGTGCCTCAACTCGCTTTGAGGATTTATCTGAAGTCAAAATCCTATTATAAGTGCGTTCAATCCTTTTTTGATTTTTGTCTCTGTCTTTAAGCATTGAGACAACTTCCCAATCAGCAGCACTGCCAATTCTTTGCTGGGCTTGTTCTTTTGTAAAAACTGGGCCTTCAGGCATATCCTCTCTGGACGATGGAGAGAACCTTGCGCGAGACTTAGCCAACCCCTTGTTACTGTAATCGATTGCTTCTTGCTCAGATGCAAATACAACCTTCCTGTCACCTTCCAAGAACAAAGTGGCTTTGCCATTTGGATTAACAATGATCCGCTCTTTTGCAATAGGATCAGTAATCACTTTTCTGTCTCCTAGATTCTCTACAGGAGATGTATCAGGGCTAAAGTTGGCCCTGTAACGGCTTACCATGTTGCCTTTATTTACAGCAATGGAGATAGGAGTGCCATCTGGCTGATATAATGAAGCTCCATTTAAGTCGTCTAGTCGATGCCAGTTAAACACGCTTTGATCGCGTGCAAGCGTCTTTGTAACTCCGCCAACATCTACTGAATATGGAGGAAGCTTAGTAATAGAAGGTTGAAAAGGCTCATTCGTAAGCCTTTCGTCTGTGCCCTTACGTTGACTTAAGCCACCAGAAAGATGAAATACATCACGAAGAATTGCAGCACTTTCTGGCTTTGCGCCTTCTGGGGCCATCAATGCCAGCCGTTCAGCGGATGGAAGCGACTTGCTGTTAGAAAGGTTTTCAAGATACCCCTTAATATAAGGCACCGCATCCTGCAGATTTGTGATGCCAAAGTCTTTAAGCGCAGCGTCAACCCTTGGGGTTAATTGGCGTTCATGATTTAGGATGTTGTCCAGCAGGGACAAGTCGTAAGTCACTAGCAATGGGCCACTATTGGGGTGCATTTGAAGCCCAAGCGCAAGAACCGTTTTACCTACACGGGCGGCATATTCACGATTTGATTCTTTGCTCTTATTGAGGTTTACATTTACATCCATGTTTAGGATGTTCCCTGTTCCTATAGAAGCATTTGCTAATTCAACCGCTTGTCGCTTGCTTGGATCAATTACGAGATTTCCACGATGATCTGTGACCGAATAAAGTTTTAACAAGTCTGCTTGAGAAAGAGGAGAGTCAATGTAAACAATTGGCTTTGATGGCTTTCCATCCTTAGCTGGTTTAATTGGCCCAGCATAAACGCCATCCTCATAGTTTCCTTGTTCTACAATCTGGTTGCCTTTGATTTTAGAAACTTGATCAAAGACAAATTTGTGCAGTGTATCCTTTTCTGCTCCAGTCGTTGGCCTTGATACCCCAGTCTTTGAATCAACCAGAACATCTTCGTAACGCGGGCCAACACTGAACCCTGTAATCTTAGAGCCATCTAGCGCAATGTCGCCAGCCTGATAGCCTGTCGGATGTACAGGAACGGCCACTGGAGCAACTCCAGCCTGTGGTTTTGCCTTGGCTTCAATAGGCTTTCCAGTGTTAATTACCTTTTGAACATTTTTGGCAATGTTTTGCGTAACAGGATCGTTAATGATTTTGCCATCCTTCCAAAAGAATCCAGTAATTGGATCAATCGAAGCTCCAGATGGAGTCATGCCGATTCCTGACAGCACTGTTTCCGATGCCTTTTGCCAAATGTTACCAGATAATCCCGTCTCTAGTTCTGTGGGAGCCTTGCCTTTAAGAACTTCTCCTGCTCCCATTGCAAGGTATTCGTGCATTAACGGCAGTGCCGCTTGAATGCGAATGTTTTCAGGAATATTAGGATTCTTTGCTATTTCAAGACTATCCCTAAAAGCCTTTCCAGCAGCAGGGTTTGTTTGCGACTGAATAGCCGCATAAGTTTCTCCAAATGGCGCAAGGCTATCAAGAGCTTGTTTTAAGCCGCCTTTTTCTTTGGAGATTTGCTCAAGAACACTGCGTGCCATCTGATCCCCAATAAGTGCATGGGACACCTCTTCAATCGCAGAAGGGGCGGTAATCTTATCTGAGTTGATGACTATGGTTGAGCGTCCATCTTCGCCAATTCGAACCGACACACCCTTGCCCATTGCTGCGCCATTACCACCTAAAGCATCAGGAAGCTCTGTGGAATCATTGACAAAAATAACATTGTGACCAGCGGCTTCTGCACTACGCAGCACTGAGCTAATCCTGGCCTTATCTCCAGTAGAAATGTCGCTGTTAACTAAAAGGTTAATGCGATTTTCTCGGTCGTTTGTGGTGATCTCCTTGCCATCTATAATAACGCTTCGCTCCTCTGGGCGAGACATGATGTCGTGAGCAATATTGCGAGTATAATTGGCATCTCGCGTTTCTTTTGAAAACTCACTCATCCCTCCGCCGTGCATGGCATGGAAGGTTAATCCCGTCAATCCACCTCCATAAGCCCCAAGAGCAGTAGCTTGAGCGACATCAGCTCCACTGTTAAATGGATCTGCCATTGCCTCTAAGTAAGATCCTCCAGCACCAATCGCCGCTCCATTAAGCGAAGAATCAATAGCACTGCCAACAAACCTTGCCACAGAATCCGGCGGTTTAATTGCCATTGCAAGTCTGATGGCAGCATCTTCTGTGGCAGCTTTTCCGCTTTGAGCAAGAATCTCTCTTCCAGCTAAAGACGCAGAATCCATTGCAAGCGTTTTACCTGCGCCTTGTGCCATTGCGCCAACAGCGCGAAGTGCAAATGGGCCACCAGCAAGCAACCCAAGTCCAGCAGCTAATCCAAAATTACCCTGATCCAGTTCGTATGCAGCCGCCGCACCACCCCCATAACGCAATCCAACTTTAACGCCTTCACTTAAAGGGCTTGCCATAGATCCCACCGCAGATGTGATCTTGCCAACATTTTCAATTCCGGCCCCAGCCATCTGCCGCAAATAACTGGCACTAGATTCCTGTACCATCTGCTTGATTGCGTCAGCAGCAGCAAGCTCCCCAGCCTTACTTAAACCACCAACAGCCTTTCCAACAAGCGGAAGTACAATACTTGGATCAAGCACGTTGCTGATCTTATTAGCACTATCTGCCATTTCTTTATCTTTTCCAAACAAGATAGTTTGACCGGAAGCTCGCGCAGTATCATTAGCTTCATTTTGTTTAAGCTGCAAATAGGTGTCATACCCATTAGCTAAAGCTTCATCACCAGTATATAGGAATGACGTAGCCAACTTAGCTAGATCTGCCATCCTCTCTCCACCACGCACAGTTCCTTCAAGAATCTTTGCAAGGCCATAGGCAGACTGTTTTAAGCCTTCTTCGTAGCGGCCTTGAGCAAATAAGTGAGTGCCAGCCATTGACTGAGTAGCAACTTCTGCTGCGCCATCTACAACGTCTTTAATGGCATGCTTTCCAACATCGCCCAATCTAGCAAGAAATGGCATGACTCCGCCTGTGCCTTTTCTATCCTTTGCAATGGTAGCCTGAGCATCAGCCATATCCTTAACCTCCTTAAACTCATCAGGAGTAACAGGATTTGAGCCAGGCGTTGCCATTTGCCTAGCAACAGCCGCTGCATCACGAGGGAATTGCTGGTTAAGAAAAGATTGCAATTCTCCCGAAGTGGTGTCTTGAGAGATTTGAACTTTAATTGGCTCACCATTTTCGTTAAAATGATAAGGCAATTCTACAGTTGTCCCTGCTGGAATAATGTCAGGCATATTAGGGATTTACTATCTTAAACAACGTGTTGGAAAACACCTTGTTTTTAATTGGCATCTGTTGCGGTTGAGTCATCGAAACAGGAGTAGCTTGCGGCATGGATTGCGGCGCAGCAGGAGGTGCTTGAGATGTTCCTAGCTGAATAGGTGCTCCACTTGGATAAGAGATACTTGATGGAGCTGGAGTAGGCTGCGCTTGCACAGGCACTGGTTCTTCTCCAAGAATACGAACCTTTCTTGCTCCAAGATCAAAAGCGTGTCGCTCACTGGTGCGTTGCTCAATTTCTCCAATAGCTTGATTATATGGTTCAGCTACAGAATTATAAATATGATAAGCAATTTTAACAAATTGACTTGGATCTGTATTAAACGAATCTGATATAACACCTTGTACGGCATCTGTAACATTATCTATTTCTTTTTTTGTTAAAGAATCAAGAGATTTAAGCAAAACACCTTTTGGTGAAAATATGCCACTATTTGTAAGTACGTTAATTTGCGCAGCATTTAATAGCTGAGGATAACGAAGCATTGCTTCACCAATAGAAACTGCATCTGGAGATACCAATGAGTTTATTGCTTTCATTGTCCCCATTTTTGCAATTTGAGACGCAGCTTCTGGATCTCCAGAATCAATAAGCTTTTGGATTTTAAGCAACTGAGATCCAACTTGAAGCATCGGCTTATTCTTTTCACGCAACTGCTTGGCTTCATCAGCCGCATTTTGATAAGTGCGAGTTTCCTCAAATGGCTTTAAGTCCTCTTTGTTAACTCTAGATTCAAGAAGTTTTTCAACAGTCTTTGCATGAGAGTTTCTTTCCTCAGGAACCATTCCTTGAGTACTTCTTGCAAAGTTATTCCACGTTTTATTTGCGTACTCTTGCGCGGCCAATCGACGTTGCTCGTGTGCAGCAAATCCATATTCAGGTTTAGTTTGAGCAACAGGAGCCTGTTGTGCAGTTTCAGTAATAACGGGAGCAGCAGAAGGCTCTATGGTTTGTTCCTGTGGCAATCCCATGTCAAGCTGTTGACTAGAAAAAGCATCAGAAACAGACCTTGGAGTCCGAATGGCATTTTGCTGTTGAAGCAAAAAGGAGTTTAATGTTGCTTGATCCATATTTACATCTATTAACGACCAAGCTTTAATTTTTTTGAAGAAAACGGAGATGGCGCATATATGTCTTCACTTGAATCTCCAGTCATATCAACAGATGCGCCTTTATCAGTTGGAGTAATAAGACCAAAATTAACATTGCCTGCATTTTCAGGAAGATTCATTTCTGGATTATACGGGGCATTTTTTCTTCCTAAAGCCTCAGCTTGTGCTTGATAGTAGTTAGCTTGCGCAGGAGCAGTGGTAAACCCAGGATTTAGTTTAGCTAATTCTTGTGCCTGAGCATACTGTCTTCCTATGTTTGCATACTCATGAATTGGAGTAAGCAACTGACTAGAAAACTGCGCCCCGCCCATTTGTCCATGTTGCGCTATGGTGTTTCTAAAGCTGCTCAGCATGTCCACACGCTGTTGACCGCTTACGCCAAGAATAGTTTTAGATAACTCTTCGTTACCAAGAAGCGATTCGGTAACCTTATTGGCAGCTTTCATTGTGTTTAACTGCCCCATTGCCCCTGCAATTGATCCAGCCGCACTGGTAATGCCACTAGCTAACCCTTGCCCTAAAGCTTGGTATCCAGACTGAATACTGCGTCCAATGTTAGCTCCGGCCTCTAGGACGCCAGCACCCATTTGAGCCTGTGCCGCTGGAGCAGGGCCACTATAAAGTTCACGAGGTTTCATATATTAAACAGCAATTTTAGAATCCATCCAGCGGCGAATCATGTTTTTAAGCAATGGCTTATTTTTAATAAAACCAGCAAATTGTTCACCAAATGCTATGTATGTAGCTAGTAACCATTTTGGGGCTGATGTTAACATCCAATCTCTAAACATCAACCATGCTGGGTTTTCTTTGCCATAAACTTCTCTGGCAACCCAGCAAAGAATTGCAGCACCGCCCAACATGCCACCAGCAGACAATAATCCACCGCCAAGTGAACCAAACATGCCACTCTTGCCAGCATTTGAAGCAGCATTAGCCTGTGCTTGTGCCCCAGCAAGGTTCATCTGCGAGTTATACGCACCGTAGATACTTCCCATACCAGTCTGGGACTCTGGGTTAAACAAGGATGGCCCAGCTTGCTGCTGGCTTTGTAGCGCATTGCCAACTGCTTGACCAGCAAATGCGCCAGCATACATAGGTTGCTGATAGAACGACTGCAAGGCGGGAGCAGCGGCTTGAGCCTGGTACTGCCCAAGTTGCATTCCAGTGCCCAACAACTGCTGCTCGCGGCCTTGACGGTACTGGTAACGATTAAGCACCTCACTAAGGTTTGCTTGCTGACCTAGTGCTGTGCCTCTAGCGGCATATCCGGCACGAGACTGCTGATCAATTTGACGCTGTTCCTCTGGAGACAAGTTAGTTCCGTTAGCGTTAAGTTGAGCTAGTTTATTTTGACCATATTGCTGCAATGCCTGATTGGTATCGTAAGTGCCAGAAGCCTGTTGAAAAGCTTTAAGGTAATCAGGAGCTTGTTCTTGTAGTGCCTTTTGCTGCGCTGCCTGCTGTGAGCGCATGTAGTTAGCCTCAAGCGCGGAATACTCCGGCTGCAACTGACCATATAGCTTTAGCTGATCTTGAGCAGACTGAGCTTGAATCTGGGCTTGTAGCCGCTGGTACTGTGGCTGATATTTAGCTTCGCTCTCATATACTTGAGGAGCTAAATCAATCTGCGATTGCAAGATTGACCGCATCGACTCTTGATAATTAGGTGCTGCCGGAGCTTGAATTGTTGTGCTTTTTGAGCCTCCCATAAGATAGTATTCTTTCTAGTTTGCTTGAAGTTAATTCAGTTGAGTTGCCTTTTCTCCAAGCATAAAACTTATACACGGGATTTGAGCGTGATTGTAGGAAGTCTGATATGAGTTCTGCAAGTGCGTATTTGTTGCTAGCCCATACCATATGCGCAGTCCATGTTCCTTCTGGTTCATGCCAGTGCCAGTCAAAGTCTTTGCAGCGTGGATGTGCTGTGGCAACGCCGGCAATACTACCATCCTGCTCTGAAAAGAACAATCCATGATGAGCAGCATAGAAAGCAATGTAGTTGGCACACTCATCGCGAGTAACGTGCCCAAGTAAATTGAGATGTTCTTTAGATTGTTCATAGGTGGCATCAATAATACGCTCGTATAAATCAAGCGTTAGTTTTTTCACGTTATTAAATTCCAAAAATTGCAACATTTATGTAAGTAACATCTTGAGCATTGCCCCCCGAACTTCCGTTGTAAAATGACGAAAAAAAGCGGACTGATGTTGTCGTATATGCAATAGCTGAAAGCGTTGCTACTGGATTCGGAAGTTGACCAAAAAAAGCAATAGCCGCATAATTTACATTATTCATTGCTGTTGCAAAATTTACTGTATAATCACCCGTTCCATTTTTTGTAACACTTGAAACATTGTAAGCAGAACGAATTGTGCATGCTTGAAATGTAATAGTTACAGAAGATAAAGTTGTTGTAGCAACAGTTTGAATTGTAAAAGTTGTCGCAGTAAGGACTGTTACAGTGTATATTCCTACAACAACTCCTGTAAGCGCATAAACACTGTTTCCAGTAATTAAATTATGGCTTGTTGCAGTTGTAATTGTTGCAGTTGTGCTTCCAGACGTTCTGCTGACGGTTGATGCGCCACCTGCCCATGTTCCAGCAGTTGCACCATCAAAATTAACCCATGCTCTTGCAAGTCCTGCCCTATTATCAACATACTGCTTAGTTGTAGCTTCAAGCGCATTAACAGGGTCTTTTGATAATGTTACAACTCCCGATGTGGTTAATGTAAGATTTCCAGTTAGCGTTCCGCCAGTTAATTTTAGGAAAGAAGCGTCCACATATCCTTTGGAGGCCGCATTAAGCGCAGCAATCTGATTGGTCGTGCCTAGCGTTAGTTGCTGACCAGTTGTCATAGCGGCACTGCCATCAATGCGCAGAAAAATACCACCAGAGTCAGCAAGGCTTGATATTGATGCAGCAGTAACCTTGTTCAGCACTCCGGCCTTGGATACTAGTACTAGATCAGAACTATCGGCTGTTCCTGTTGTTTGATCAGTAATTGCACCAGGCAGCAAGATAGCACTATCAACGTGTGCGTTTAGATTGTCACCCGTAACTTGCGTTCCGGTTGCGTAAGTTGTTCCTTTTTGTATTTGGGCCATAATTATTCCTCAGAAACCATGTTGCGATTAGCTGCTATAGCATATAGCACTGCCGTTTTCAATGCTGGTCTGCCAGTTATAAACTGCGTTTCCATATCTATACACGCACCTCTAAGGGCTATCCTTGGGCGTAACGTGGAGTCTGTAGTGTCAGAGCCATTGAAGCGATATTCCATGAATGTTTCCGCAATATCTGGATCATGTGTCCTAGCGTACAAACGAATCAAATCGCCAGCAGAGTTATTAAACTGCACCTCTGCACGCAAAAACCTTTTTTCGCTTACATTATTAAACGTATACTGCCTAGAACGCAGTCTAGCGTCAACAGGCTCAGTGCGAGGCTGACCACTGGTTATTGTAGCTGGCAACGTAAATGGGATAATTGGAGTTCCGGTCTGAGAAGAAAACTCATCTCCAACCTCACTTTCATCCGTTAAAAAGATGCCACCAAACTGCAATGATCCAGAAAAGTTTGTTAATATAAATAACCTGCGTCTTTGGCTATATTGACAAACTACTAAACCATCTGAATATAATCCAGTTGGATATGTATCAATAGTTTCCCAGGCTTGATTAAGCGTATTGTACACCAGTGTTTTATCTGGTCGCGTAGATGATCCAGTTGGAATGGCAATATAAAACCTGTTGTCATAATAAGACGATACAGACTTGCCTATTGCGCTAAAATTAACGCTATCAAAAAAATTATCAATAGGCTCACTTAGTGGAAGCGTGTTGCCAATAAGTTTCAAGTCAAGGGCCGGAGTGATCATGTGAACTCCTTTACCTGACAGGAAGTAGACAAACTGACCAGCAGACACAATGCTGCGGCGAGCCAGGCATCCCACTTGCGTAGTAACCACTGTAATCTGGCTTTGATCAGGAGCAGCAGGGTCAAACCTTGGATCTACGTAAGCAATGTAGATCGACTTAGACATAAATACCAAGAACTGATTCTCAATCCACGGTAACACTCCAACAATCCGATCATTGCCACCTTGATTGATAATAAAGTTGTTAAGCGTAAAATCAAAGTTTTCACTTAAAATATCACCAACAACAATTTCAGTTTTTGATATATTGCAAACTAATCTGTTTTGAAAATAGAACCCAAAGTCAGATGGTGGAATTGATCCAAATTCTGGAGTGTATCCGGCTTGAGTTTGGATGTTGTTGTTAATTGATGTTTGTTTAGCAACAGTTAATGCACCTACGCCACCATCCCATATCAATGGAGGCTTAACTTTAACAACACACGCATAGTATGGTTGTCCTGCTGTTGATATAGTTGAGCCAGTGTTATTTGTGTATGAATACTGAAATGATGCAGCACCTGTAACTGAAGTTACACTAAACGTATTATTAAATGATACGTGTTGGCTATCCGTAATATTAAAAATGGTAATCTCATCACCAACAGAATATGTTGTTGAGTATCCATTTACCCATGTTGCAGTAACAGTAACGGTTGCCCCAGCCGCAACAGATGCATGAGTAAGGCTTAGCGCACAGGTTGTAGATGCGCCTCCAGTGCCGTATCTGGTATTGGTTTCCTTACCCCTAAAGATGTACAGTTTGTCCAGTGCTTGCACCACATCCACTTCTCCTCCGGCAGCTATTCCACGAGTGTAACTGCCTTCCACTGGAAAGCTGTGGAATATAGGAGTAACATTTGTTTCGGTATTATAGACGCTGATGCCATCCGTAAATACCAAAACAATGTTATCTTGCCCATTGGCATCAACGTAATATCCAGAACCAACCATCGTCTTGGCATTAAGCGTACTGTCGGTGAGTCGCTTGGTGCCCTTACGTGGTTGAGCCGTTCCTCGCTGTAGCCTCATGTTAAACGAGGCTTGAGCAAATCCAGGCTGAAGATTACTTGGGTCTAGTCGTGAGTTAAACCCAATGAAGTTGTTGTCAACCTCAGTTAATACCTGTGCCGGCATTAATCGCAGTTTTTAACAATCATGCGGTCAATTAATTTAAGCGCATTTTGAAGTGCATCACGAACGTCTAGCAGAGATTGGCTTTCCATCTGCTCATCTTCTTCGTCCATTGACTCTTCTCCGTAACCACATTCGGAACAACAACCATTGTTTTCTAGTGGCATGTTGCAGTCAGGACAGGATTTAGTCTTGGGCATCATACCCATGCCACCTAAGGCGATCATTAGTTTGCTCATAAATTGGGGTCGTTAACTCACTTTATCTAAAGTTGCCTTTAAGTCACTGCATCTAGCAAACCAGCCAGTTTGGTATCGTTTCATACTTGGCTTATTAAGGCACAAATTGTTGTAAAAAGCTCTACGTATGTCACAGATCTTTTCTGCTACTGCTTTTGCTCCAATAGCCTTACATGCATCATCTGTTGCTTGTTTGGTTTGTAATCCAAATATACCATCAGCATTAACCATTACGGCTGTTTGGAGGATCTTTGTGGCCCTGCTAATCCCAACATTAACACAACCATCAAAGTGCGCCAGCGAAATAGGCCAAGGCAACTCTGTGCATTTGCCTTTTTCCCAATAGTCTTTGCGGTAAATCTCGGTTGCCTGTTCCAACGTGAGTTTATCAATGTCTACGTTGTGAGAGCGTTGATCAATC